CCAAGGTCTGCATGGCCATGGATGAGTGCCAGTCGGTGTTTACCCATAAGCAAGCCCAGCAGGCCATCCAAGTTTGCCGCGCTGAGTTGCTGGGCAAATGGGCGTAATGCCTGAGGGCCGCAAATTCAAACGCGGCGAGCACAACCTCAACGCATTGCTCACGCCGGAGCTGGTCCGCAAAATGCGCCGGCTCCGTGACGAGGGTTGGAGCTATCGGCAACTTGCATCAGAGTTTGACGTTGACGAAAAACACGCCTGGCGAATTTGCCGACGTATTGCATGGGGATGGCTTGATGACTGACAACGTGAATCACCCGGCCCACTACACCCGCGGGCCGATTGAGGTGATTGAGATCATCGAAAGCACCATTCAGGATGCGCCAGACATGCCCACGGCGTTTTGCCACGGCTCAGCGATCAAATATCTGCTGCGGCTGTGGCTTAAGGGCGACCCTTTAGAAAACGCCAAGAAATGCCGCTGGTATCTCGATCGGTTAATCGCCAAACTGGGCGCATGATGCACCTACCTGGGCTGAACCTGCTTGAGCGCTTGGCGCTGCGGATTCTGGTCAAGAGTCCGCGCACAAGCCTGGTGATCGTCAAAGAGCTTGGTTGGCCCGGCATTTTTGTGGCGGCCAACACTGACGATCCGATGCTTGCCGAGCCTGCAAGCGAGGAACCGCCATCGATGCAACTTGAGCGGATGTATCACTCGCCAAGCTACGGCGAAGACGAATGATCCGCCTGCACGCCGGCCGCTTGCTGCTGGTATGCGATCGCGCCGACCGCACTTGGCACGCGCGAGTGATTCTTGGTCCCAAGCCTGAGCATCAAGTTGAGATTGACACCGGCTCGGTGGATCTGCGTGAGGCGTTTATACGGGCGCAACGTATCTACGTTGCAACTAGGCGAAAGCTGCGGCCCGACGGTGAACCACGCAAGTGTTGGGACTGCGGGTATTGGGATATGGGATCGCAACGCTGCGAGATGGGCTTGCCAGAATCGAAGAGAAGCGGCGGCCGCTATGCGGCGAGGTGTGAGTTGTATGAGCGAGCCTGAGGTTATCGGCCGCTATGAACGCGACGGCGGCGTGATTGAGACGCTGGACCGACCGGGCTTCGAGATCTATTACCGCAGCTGTGTGGGTGGCATTTGCCGTTACAGCTCAGACATGTGGCAAGCCGAGCTGTATTTAGACCATCTGCTGGCCAAATAAGGTGGCAGGTGGTGGGCTTGCCGGAGCAGTCCCCACCTCACCGTCGCCTGCCGTCGGCGGACGCTTCGAGATTCCTCAATAGAATTTCGAGCCCATAGTTTAGTGCTCGCCGTTCAGCCAACGCGCGATTGCCCACTCGCGAAGTGCGGACCAAAATTCCTGGGCGCGGAACCAAGTGGTCCAATCCTTGTGGCCCTTTGATGAGTTGCAGGCGAGGCAGCAGCTGACGAGGTTTTCGCGAACGGTTAGGCCGCCGTGGACCTTAGGAACAACGTGATCGAGAGTTGGCGAGCGGCCCAGCGGATCGTCGCAGTAGGCGCAGCGGTAGCTCCAAGCAAGGTGGATTTGATCTCTTGCAGACCGCCTGGTGACCAAGCGGGTCTCATCAATGTGATGCTGTTCCACCTATATCAAGCGAAAGGGGGACCGCTTGCACTTCGATGTCGATCACATCCTCGTCATTGGGTATGAACTCGCTCAGGTGGCTGTAGATGTCGGCCGGCAGATCATCCGGGTCTGCTTCGGACCTGTAAATCAGTTTCGCGGTGATCTCTAAGTAGAACGCCCGCATGGGCTAACCGCCGCTTGGCATACGGTAGCCGTCGCCACTGGGACTCACTGGATCACTGAATTTCTTTGGGATCACACAGCCTGCCGCCAAGGATTGGGCCTAATGTCCCGCAATGCAATACATCCTTAAGGTCGGGCCTTGGCACGTTGGCCCATTCGACACTCACAATGCCGCTAGCTGGTGGGCTGAAAAGCACGGCGTAGACGGCTTCACCATGCTGCAGCTGGACGACCCAGCAGAGGCGCCTGGCAAGGTGCTGCGTCAGCGCTTGGCCCCGCTGAAAAACCCGACGATATGACCGAATAAAAAAGCCCCGGCTGGCTAGACCGAGACTTCAGTGGTCTCTCTCCAGTCGGAGGTTAGCCCTTGCTAGCGGTTACGCCTAGGTCTGCGTTGTAACGGCCAGTTTGCGCGTAGCTTTTCTCAACCCGGCCGCTAACCAGCAGAAACTTCATCTGCCCGATGCGCAGACCAGGCCAAATCGGCAGCGGATGCAGTCGGCGTTGGTTGCGCAACTCCATGGTCAATCGGCTGCCAAACCAGCCAGGATCAGCCCAGCCGGCTTCGGCGTGGTCCCAGCCTTCGCGAGCGCGACTCGACTTGAGCACAAACTGAGCGCCAACGTGTTCGGGCAGGTTGAAAATTTCCATGGTTTCGGCCAAGAAAAACTCACCAGGCTGAATCCAAAATGGATCGTCTGGTGTGTGGCCATGCAGCTGGATTTTTTGCAGCTCCGATGTCTGCGCCACCTCAACCATGATTTGCGTGCCCAACGTCACGTCGTAGCTGGCTGGGTTCAGCTGTTCCTCGTTAAACGGCGACAGCAGCGAATTGCGCTGGCATAGCCGGCGGATCTCATGGTCTGGTAGCAGCACTGGCGATCAGTAATCCCACCGGACCCTAGTCGCAGCCGTGCCGCCGCGCTTGCCTACATGCACAAAGCCTTTACCGGCTCCGTATCCGATCGAAAAGGGCCAGTTTTTGTCACACCAGTCTTCGACCTTGTAGATGTCTGCGCCGTCGATGTAGAAGTCAACCGCGCCACAACCCGGTTTGTAAAGGTGCTCGCTGTTGCTGGCACCATTGACGGCCTTATTGACCTCTGGCGGCCTGTAGCCCGACGTGATGATGATCGGCTTGCCGTTAAACGCGGTGCGCACACGCTCCAAAAACGCCGCCAGTTCGGCCGCGATCTCTAGCTGGTCCGCACGGTCAAACCTGCGCGCCTCTTGGTTTAGCGCAAACTCACCCAGCGTGATGTGCGGAGTCAGCCTGGCGGTAAATGGCGCATCAATGCTGAGCTTGGCGGTTTCCTGCTGATATGCCGGCCGATGAGTGCCCCAGCAAGCACCCTCTGCTTTGCGGCGTCGCAGCAAACCCGCCTCGACTGGCGTGCCTGGGTTGCGATACAGCTCCATGGCAGCTGGCACGCCGGCCCAGTCGCGTTCGCGCAGACAGCGGCTGATCGTCTCAAAACCTTGCGCGCCGTAGAAATCACTGCCAAGGTTGTACGCGAAGGAAACCAAGGCCGATTTTTGCGCGTCGGCCATTTCTTTCCAGAACGGCACCGAGGTGCGCAGCTTTTCAGCGATGCGGTCCACCTCAAGCCGCAGCAGCATGTCGGCTTCGATGACTGTGATCCGATCGCCGCGCTTGACTGGCACTCCGCCGCTGTAGCGCGTGGTGCCGTAGCCAATGGTCCAAGGCTTATCGCCGCTTAGCGGGTCCGGGTAGGCGCTGAGGTGAACGCCTTCAAACTCTTTGATGAGCGCAATCGCTTTGGATAGGTCGGCCTGCTTGCCGTCTTGGCTCCAGGTTGTGAACCAACCGCGATCACGGCGCATTGCCGTTTCGTAGCCATTGCTGGCCAAATCGGCTTCTAGCTCTTTGATTGCCGCGGCCTGATGGGGCAGCGCCTTGTAATAGCGGAACAGCTGCTCAAGGCTGATCGGTGCCGGGTTGCTCATCGGTGGCCCAGGGTGCAGATATGCGCAGCTCATCGCTGCTGATGATTGGCGGCGGCACCGCAGCAGGTTGGGTCTTGTGCCAATCCTCTATCTCACGGTTTAGCCGCGGTTTAAGGGTGGCCTGAAATTTCCAATCCTGCGCTGCTTTCTTGACGTGGTGCCGCCAGTCCTTATCGCCAAAGCGCAAGAGCCAGGTTGTGTCGCCTACTTTTTTTTGGCGATCACGTTCAGCACTTTGATCAGCAGCTGCACCCAGCTGTTTTCGCGGATCGGCAGCAGCGTGATGATTTCACTGCCAGCAGCTGCAACGATTGCAATGGCAGCAAGAACGGTGGGATCCATTGGGGTGGTTTAACTGGTTGAAAATTAGCCCCGGCTTTCTAGGTGACGCAACCGGCGTTCGTGATCGTCTAGCCGTTCTTTGTGATCGCTTCGCAATGCCGTGATCTGCTCCAGGATCAAAGCCATGCGGGTGTCCATGACGCTGGCACGTTTATCGATACGCCAAAGCGCACCGACGCCAGCGACTATCGCGGCCGTGATCAGTGGCGTGATGAACGGATCCACAGCTGCGATCTGTTGGGTTCAGTCTATCGAAGGCGGCCGCCATGGATCAGCCTGACCGCGCAGAATTACAACGGATCGGCGGTAGTAGTCACAGTCGGTTTTGCCAGCCTTCTCTAGTGCCGCCTTGATTTTCCTCCAGTTCTCTAGCGTTTCGGCATCCATCTACCTAGAACATTTTGTCTGCTGTCTAAGTCGTTCCACCTCGGATTTCAATACCTCAATAGCGGAATCTTGTTTAACGTCGTCCGGCAACGCGCCCATCTCACCACGCGGCCACTTAATTCTGAACTCGGTGTTTTGCTCCACGTTCATGTTGAGCTTCATCAGCTCGTGCTCGATGTGGAACATCTTTGAGTTGACGCCGCTCGCCCACCAGACAGCAATACCAGCTTGGACGGCGATAGCAAGGATGCCG